AGATTCGAGAGATTTTGCTGGAACTGTAGGTAATTTTGAAAACTTTAAATTCCGTGGTAAAATATTATCAGATAATGTCACCGTAGAAATACTCAACTCTAATTCAGTTTATGATTCACAAGGTAATAATGTTGCAGGTTCATTACCAGCAAAAATATTAAGCACTATATTTGGTTCTGGTTCTGGCAATTTAGATATTACATCAACAACAAATCCAATAGAAGTAACAATAAATGCTTACAAGTTTAGTGGTGGTGTAAGTACAAAATTAGTATTAAATACAACAGAGGCAATATTGGATGATGGTACATTAGTTGGATCATTTACTACAACTGGAGATTTAAACACCAACTTAGGTAAAATAACAATAACATTGGATAGAAAGTTTACAAGAAGTGTTTCTAGTTTAAATAAAAATGATGTTGCCTTCTTGTTTAAAGTAAAAAATAATGTCAAAGCATTTACTGAATCAATTACATATGATAAAACTGGATTATTGACTACCAGCGACTTTAATACATTTGTATTTGGTTCATCATACACATATCTTGATAGACCAAATAGTGAAAGAGCAAGAGACTTGGGTAGAAATGAACACGAATTATTTACTATCAAATCTGCAAGATTTGCAACACCAGATTATGCTTCATGGGATATGACTTCCCATTTAAACAATTCAACTGACAACCAAAATGTAATTCCATTCAGAGGATTGCAATATCAATATGCTAAATTTAAACCCGGTAAGTCATATGGAATTTCTGCAGAAGTTGATGATTACCCAATAATAAGAACAATTAGAAAAAATGATGGTAAGTTTTATATTCAAATTCTTGCCGGTGCATTCCCGTATTATCACCCATTAGTTCACGAACCTGCATTATGGACTCTTGGTTTGGGTGGATCATTATCACTAGACTGGAGAAATGCAGTATGTAATAGAGTATCTAATTGGTTTAATTATGTGGCTACCACAAAATGGAGTTGTTATGTAAAGCATACACAATTCTCACAAAATACCCTCTCGTGGCAATTACCACAGGGACTTACAGGAAGCGATTCAACAGGAAAACAAAAACCAGTAGTAATAGGAAGAATACCACCAATTTCAGTAATTGATATAGTATCAACCACACAACCGTCATTACCAAGAGTACCATCACCAGCCGAAGAAGAAGGTGGTGACAGAATAGCATTATAACAAAGGAAACCACATGGGAAACACTTCATTTAATTCAAATTATGGATTCGATTTAGGAAATATAAGTAATATATTAATTTCCGGTGCTAGTTCCACAGCAGATCAAGTTTTAGTGTTAAAATCAGATGCTACTGGAAAATTTAGATTAGAACCACAAGCATTAAACTCAGTTGGTTCAGCGGATTCAATAACTATAACACCAACTAGTGGTAGTTCTTATTATAAAAAAGAAGTATTTTCTAATTCAATGACAAACACTACTACATTCGGTACACTAAAAAGTTATAATTTTAATATAGGTACATCAAAAACTAAATTATATCTTACTGTAAAAATGGATCTTATGGCACAAGGGACTATTGGATCTGTTTTTCAATATTATCATTTTACAACAGGATATAATATAGTATCAGATAGAACTGGTGCTAGTAACTTTATTTTTAGACATATACCAGGTCATTTTTCTTATATTTTTAATAAAGGCAGTGGTGCAAATAATTCTACTATTGCTGCAGTTGGACCAGATAAACAATTTCAAAATTTTGCATCTATACCAACAGTATCAGAATTGATGTTACAACCAAAATTCTCTACAATAACAACTCCACTAGATTCTACAATAATTGCAAATTATCCAAAGATAATACACAGTATAAATACTGGTAACACAAATAGCACTACAGATGATACTTTGAACTTGACAATTCAAGGAAGAAGTATAAGATCTAGTGAAAACATTGAGTGGTTTGGTACTGTTGAGTTTTTTGCATCTATAGCATAAAAGGAGATTTAAAAATGAAGGTTAAGTTAGTTGAAGTTTATAATTCTGTTTCTGTCATGAACAAGATACTAGATGCTGAATTACCAGCATCAGTGGCATTTAAGTTAACAAAGTTACTAAAGTCTTTAAATGATGAGATTAAGTCAATAGAAGACCAAAGAGTTAAATTGGTATCAAAGCATGGTCAAAAGGATGAAAATGGCTCTGTTTCGGTATCAGAGGCAAATAAAGAAGAATTTATGAAGGAATTTGGAGAATTACTATCTACGGAGATCGAAATTCAATGGGAACCAGTTTCTGTTGAAAAATTCGATGGACTCAACTTATCTGCAAATGATTTGTTAAAAGTCGGATTCTTATTCTCAGAATAAGCATTTTTCTTAAAAACTAAGAAGTCTCCTCTTTATAAATAACAGATAAAGAGGAGATTTTTTTATGGCTAAACCAGCCAGCAGAGAACAATTAAAAGATTTTTGTCTTAGAAAACTGGGTTATCCAGTTATTCAAATAAATGTCGATGATGCCCAAATAGAGGATCGTCTAGACGATGCTTTGCAATTTTTTGCAGAATATCATTTTGATGGTGTCGAAAAGGTATACATGCGTAAGCAGATTGAACAAAAAGACATAGACAGAGGATATATTGATCTAACAGAAGCAACTACAGCAGACCCAGGAGCAACTGTGCCTATCGTGGATGCTCCCGCATTAGATCCAGATGGCAATTCTATCATATCAGTAACAAAGGTATTCCAGTTGTATGATACCCTTGGTGGCACTGGTATGTTTGATGCACGCTACCAGATCGCTTTAAACGACTTATACGGTCTTCGCACAAACACCTATAGTCAGTCTTTGATAACATATGCAATAACAAGAAGCCACATGCAGATGTTACAAGATATGTTAACTCCGGAGAAGACTTTGGAATTTAGTCGTGTGACAAACAGAATATATGTAAACATGGATTGGAAGGGTCAAACATATCTTGGTCAATATATGTTATTCGAAGCATACAAGATATTGAATCCAGAAGCATATACTGAAATATACAACGATAGAACATTAAAACTTTATACTACCGCTCTTATTAAACAACAATGGGGAGCAAATATGATGAAGTTTGGTGGTATGGAGTTACCGGGTGGAATTGTTCTGAATGGTGCTGAAATATTCCAAGAAGCAACATCAGAAGTACAAAAATTAGAAAACGAAATGCAATCTAAGTGGGAACTTCCTCCTCAATTCTTTGTAGGATAAAATGGCAACAAATCCATATTTTAAAAATCAAGGTTATAAACCTACTCAAAATCTGATAGAGGATTTATCAGAAGAGGCTATCAAAGTAAATGGTATTGATGTTGTTTATATTATAAAAACAACAGATAAAGTTGACCAGTTATTTGGTGATAATCAACATGGCAAACTCAAAAATTCTTTTGGAATTGAAATGTATTTAAAGAATGCAAAGGGATTTGAGGGAGAAAGAGATATAGTAAATAAATTTGGTATGGAAGTTAAAGATAATGTTACTTTGATTGTATCTAAGAAAAGATTTAGAGAAGAATCTTTCAAACTACCACAATTAACTGGTCGTTTATACCCAATGAATAGACCAATTGAAGGTGATTTGATTTACTTGCCACTTGCACAAACATCTGACAACTTATATGAAATTAAGTTTGTTGAAAATGAAGATGTTCTTTATCAACAAGGCGATTACTACACATTTAGACTAGATTGTGAACTATATAAGTACTCTATGGAAGATATTAATACAGGATTCAGTAAGATTGATGATATCAAATCTGAATTGGTACAAGAAGTCGATGTTGATGGTGACGGTATAGCAGATTATATTATGGATAAGAAAAAGATAAATGACAATACCCAGATTCAAAATGAAGCAAATGATATTATAGATTTTACCGAGAAAGATCCATTCTCTGAGGGTAATTACTGATGTTTACAAATTTCTATCATGGCACTATAAGAAAAATGGTGACTGCCTTCGGCACCTTATTTAATAACATTTATATCGTAAGAAACGATGGAACTACCACAAAGAAAATAAAAGTCCCACTGATTTATTCTCCAAAAGAAAAGTTTGTTCATCGTTTAAATTTAGATGTAGATAAGACAATGGTTCAAACTATTCTTCCTAGAATGGGATTTTCGATAACAAGTATGTCATATGATGCTGACAGAAAGAAAAATTCATTAAATAAAAGATGGAAACAAGAAGTCGGCACTAATGATGATATAACCTTTCAATATCGCTATGAAGATGTTCCATATAATATAGATTTTGAATTATACATTTATGCAAGAAACATCGATGACGGTCTACAAGTTGTAGAACAAATATTACCATTCTTTACTCCAGATTTTACAATAACAATAAAACCAAAAGTATTGGACAACACTTTAGAAAAAGTAGATATTCCAATAATATTAAATCAAATTACACCAAACGAAGTATATGATCAGAGTTTTTCTGAAGAAACAAGAATGTTAACTTGGGATTTGCAATTTACCGCTAAAGCAAATCTATATGGTCCGGTTAGAAATTCTTCTAGTATAATTAAAGATGTTAAGGTTAATCTTTTTGATTTCGATGAGGTCTAAATATGGCATATAAGAAATACGCTTCAATAAGAGTTAGACCTGTTATTTTTGAAAAAGATACGAATGGTGATTTTATACTAGATACAAATACCGATAAGATAATTTTAGTTCAACCTAATAATGTAAATTCA